TGAAACCTACCCACCACCCGGCGCGCTTCTCGATTCCGAGGACTGCGGCTTTCTCCGGGGTCAAGACGAACGATTCGACTAGGCGCCCGATGCCCTCGGTCCTTTGGTGCATCTCGCCCGCCTTGCGAGAGTCGAGCACGAACTTATACACGGCGCTCTCTAGCTCGTCTGGAGAGATGACATCGCCTTGTAAGTCTTCTAGCGGGCTTCCGTCTTCGTTCTCCAAAACAGACGCCCAACCGAACACCAGACGCTTGTCATCGTCCAGCTTTGAAACTTCGAACGCTTTTTCGGCACGATCCAAACGACGCACGATCGCCTTCGCCCAAGTGTAGCCTTCATCTCCCCCCCAACCGTTCCAGGCTTGCCAGCCCTTGCCTTGCTCGGACCACGTCTCGCCTTGCTTATCGACTTCGTGACGGTCAAAGAATGCCTTCATGCGTCGCACCGTGTCTTCGCTCAAGTTCTCGCGGTTCATGAGTTGACGCGCCCGGGCGATGCCGACTGAAGTCATCCCGCGCTGCGATGCGGGCTTCTCTGCACGCACCTCAAGCGCTCGCCTTGCGTTCGACGCCATCCCCGCCGTCGGTTTGTATGTTTCCGCTTTTTCCATGATCAATCCTTGAACACTAGGCCGATGGTGCATCGGCACGAAGGGTGAAGCGGTGGACGTTCGCTGCGCCCGATCCCGGTGTCGGGGAATAGGTCGTTGACGCCGACGATCGTTCCATGAAGCTCCGAACAATAGGGACAAGTCCGCGCGGAACCGAACCCGGCGATCCACTCTTTCTTGGAGTCGCTCGGAATCCATTGGTTATCCTGCGCAATCTTCCACGAATCGAGCGTTCCCTGGTTTGACGCTGAGACGATTTCAGTCCGCGCGATATTCTCGCCCCGACGTCGAAGCAACTTGTCGTGATACTTCGACGCCGCTTTGTTCGCCTCGCCCTCCGGGACACCGCTCGCCAGAAGTTCACTGTACCGCCGATCGACCGCCGACGCCCATCGATCGAACAGGCCAACGGTATTCCCGATGCGGGTCCGGATAGCGCGCGGCGGCTCGCCGTTGCGGATCGCGTTGTCCAGGATGTTCTTCACCGCTTCTCGGGTTTCGTCGCTTATCTGCACGATCAAACGAGACGAACGCTCGCGGATGTAGACTCGACTGTACGGGTTCTCGACGGTGAACGCCGTCGTGAATAGCGTCGAGGTCGACGTCGCGACTCGGCCGCGCAAGTCACGAAACGAACGCTCGCCCGCCTCGGTCATAACCTCGCGCGTCGACTCTTCCCATTCGGTTTGAAACTCTCCGAATGATTCTTGCCAGGGTAGGCGCAGAATCGCTTGGTATGCTTGTTCTGCTGTCTGCGGGTCGAGCGAATCCCAAGCGCCGACGAGTTCATTTGATGCGGTCTTGAATGCGCTCGCAAGTCGACGACCGAACCGGATTTCGTTTGTGTCCGGTCCATAAAAGTCTTCGGTGTCGATCGCCTTGTTGACGCAGCAGACCTTACCCATCGGCAAGATCCTCTTGATCTTCCGCCTCAGGCAACCCCGCTTGTTCACGCACGTAGTTCTCGAGGGTGCGGTCTGGAACCACGACGGCCGCGCTCGCGGTCTTCTGCAGGAAATCCCCAAGCTCCGCGAGGCGCGGACGAGATACAGGACCAAACGAAAAGCGAGGATAATCCGCGCGGTCCATTTGTCCGTTTAGTCTCATGAGGCGAGGGATCGCGAAGTCGTTAATCGGTGCGGCGATGCGCTCGAGAAGCGCCGTGATCGACTTCTCGAACATCTCTAGTTTCACCTCACCAAGCGCCCCGCCGAGGCCTTGGGAACCGTCGACACCTAGGAACATAACTTCCGCTAAAAGCGGCATCGCCATTCGGGACTCGTATCGTCGGATCACGTCGTCGGTGTCTATGCTGTGCGAACCGGGCGAGGCCATGAGTTCGAAGTCGTAGCCGGTTTCTTGCCCCGCGTAAGTCTTCGCCGGGAGCATCATAAACGCGCGTTCGTCGCGTCGGATTTGCTGGCCCAGTTTCTCGAGGTCAGAACGAATCGCCGCCTCCCGGGTGCCGGTCGCCGAGGCCATAACCGAAGGCGGAACACGGAGAACCGGAAGCCCGGTCATGTCTCGTTCGATTCCGATCGCCTCGATCTCTCTGAGATTCTTTGCGTAGTGATATGACGTGAACGAGTTGCGGAGCATGCTCCGGCCTTCGGGGTTTCCGTTGATCGTCTCGGTGCGGAAAAGAAGACACTTTTCGATCGGCAAGAATACCTCGCCGCCGTTCATCTGGATTTGATACGCGCCCTTCACGCCGCCATCATCGTCGAACTTCCACCGCTGGATCGTCTCCGATGGACGTGGCCCCCATTTGCGCCAGCCTACCTTTCCGTCGTCATAGTCTGAGTTGCGGCGCGCGTCGGGGTTGTCGCCGTCGCGCAACTTGTAGACGATCTCGATGTAGGCGAAACCGAAGACGATAATCGAGCGCATTATCTCTGAAAGCGTATCGTCGAAACTTGACGACATATCATCGAGGCATTGCGAAATGAATTCCATGTTCGCCGCGCCCGCCGCGGATTCCGCGTCGTTGCGGACGTGAACTTCGGTTTGCCGCACAAAAGTCGATATCGCCTGGATGATGGTGCCGACGATCGGATCGTTGTCCGCCATCTCGCGGAGAAGTTTCTTCCCGCGCTCGCCACGCAAGGCACGATGAAATTCATCGTCCAGCGATCCGCCGTGTTGCTTAAGTCCGGTCCATCCGAGAATATCGAGGTCTGGTGCGCGTCTAGGTGCCATGGTTCGGGATCCTTGCAAGCGAACGCATAAAAGACAAGGCGTGTCAACGCCAGCGAGACGCCGAGGTGTCCGTATGGAACGCGAGGGCCATCTCTGCCGCTTGATTCAACCGAGCAAGGGCCTGCGTAGCGGCGTCGACATCGTCGTCGTTTGGCGCCCGGGGGAAGCGTACTAGCTCCGCAACGACCTCGCTCGTCCATGAAGCGATTGACGGGTGCGGCAAGTACACGTTGCCCGCTGCGAACAATGGCGCGACCGAATGCAAGCGCGCTTCTTTGCCTCCGCTTGGAGATACGGGGATCAATCCTGGGAGCTCGTTTCGAAGCGATGCCAGGACCGCTGGGCCGTTTGCCTTATCCTCGACCAGTTTTTCCGTTGCCTCGGTGTGTCGCTTCGTCATATCGCGAATCGCCTGTAACGTCTGCGGGAAGTCGAGGCGTGCATGGGTCCGGTCGAGAAGAAAGAAGCGCGCGCCGGTCCTGCCCCACACATGACCGGCGACGAAGTCGCTCGTCGCATTGCCCTTGAACGCCAGATCCCACGATTGAATCTGCACGTCCAGGCGAGGCGGAAGCGGCTCCTGCGGAATCTCCCGCGCGCCGTTCTCCGTCGATACGACGACGGGGATCGGTGGTTTCGACTCTAGCGGGTACCAGTATCGAATCCACTCTTCTTTGATTATCGAACCGCCGACCGGCGTCGGGCTTTGATCGTGTTGGCCGCTGTAGCCATAGGGACCGAGGTCGCGCTTCGCTTCATCCAATACCGCCCGGGGAAACTTGCCAGGGAATAAAAGTTCGCCCTTCTCGGTCCGCGGGTCCTCGAACCCGATCGAAGTTACGCAACTACGCCCCGGGTCGTATTCGCTGGGAAGGCAGAGGTGCTCATACCCGCCGCGCTCGAGAAGGTATCCCGACAAGTCGCGTTCATGTAGTCGTTGCATGATGACAACACGCGCGCCCTTCGACATGTCATTGAGTCGCGAACTCATCTGGAAATCCCACCACGAGATGACCTTCTCGAGCTCGTCGGGCGATGGAAATTCATCCGCCTTCAGCGGGTCATCGACCACAACCGCATCGCCTCGGAACCCCGTCGCTCCACCGCCGACACCGATCGATTGACGCGCGCCGGTTCGGTCGTTTTGAAAGTAACTCTTGACGTTCTGATCGCCGCTCAACTTCCACGAAGGCGCGAAGGCGGATTGATACCAGTCCGACTGAATCACCGACCGACATCGCACCGAGTCACGAATCGCGAGCTCGGCTTTGTACGACGAGAAAAGCGCGCGCCACGCCGGACGCCGGACCCATTGCCACGCGGGCCAAAAGACGGAGACAAGAAGCGACTTAGCATGTCCCGGGGGGATGTTGATCAGCAGGCGCCGGATCTCTCCGTTCGACACTGCCTCGAGGTGATCGCAAACCGCGTCTAGGTGCCAACTCCAAACGAGCGGA